TCATTGCCTTAAAAAGGAACTCTAGTATAATAGTATTAGCGATGTATAGAAATGTTGTTTATAACGGTAGAGAAAGTACTGTCACGTTGTTTACATGGGATAAAGATGGTAAGCGTATTTCTACTGAGTGCTCATTCGAGCCATACCTCTATGTTGAGGATAATAGAGGCGAAAAAACTTCTATTTTCGGAACTAAAGTAAAGAAGAAGAAGTTTAATACTGCGTACAATAGATATAAATTTCTTCAAGACTCTGGTCTTAAAAGAGTGTTTGAAAACTGCCCTCCTGTACAGCAATTTTTATTGGATTCGTACTGGCAGGAGAATGAAAAGCCGGAGTTTAATACTACTCCTATAAAGTACTGCTTTTTAGATATTGAGACATATTCGGTCGATAGTTTTCCTGATGTAGATAATCCAACTCATACCGTCAATGTTATTACCTGCTGGGATAACTTTACTAAGAAGTTCCATACATTCGGTATTAAGGAATATACAGGTAAAGGTAGAGACGATCTTATCTATGTTCATTGTAGAGATGAACGAGCTATGTTTGTTAAGTTTCTTGAATATCTCGAAAACGACTTTCCAGATATTTTAAGTGGTTGGAACTCAGAATTCTTTGATATACCTTATATTATAAATCGAATGGAGCGAGTATTGGGTCAAGATTACGTTAACCGTATTTCACCGCTTAAGAACGTTTATTTTAGAGCAGTTAAGGGTAAGTTTGGTAGGGATCAGAAGAGGTACTATGTAGATGGTATTGCATGTTTAGATTATCTAGATGTGTATAGACGCTTTTGTCTTAAGTTAAGAGAGTCATATAAGCTAGATGCTATTGGTGAGGTAGAGCTCGGTGAAAATAAAATTGATTACGGTGGTATGAGTTTGCACCAGCTAGCAGATGAAGACTGGAATACCTTCATTGATTACAACATTCAAGACGTTAACCTGCTTGTACGATTAGAAGAGAAGCTTCAATACATACCTCTACTTAGAATGCTGTCATACGTAGGACTCACTACACTTGAAGGCGCTATGGGTACCATTCAAGTTATTAATGGTGCTCTTACGATAAGAGCTCGTAAGAGAGGTGAAATTATTTCAACGTTTTTACGAAATGTAGATACAGGTAAGAATCCTGGGGCATATGTTGCAGAACCTAAACGTGGTTTCAAGAAAAATGTAGTATCATTTGACGCTAACTCACTATACCCTAATGTGATGATATCTTTAAATACATCACCGGAAACTAAAGTCGGTAAGATTGAAAAAACTACTGAAGATAAAGTTACTATCCAGCATGTATCTGGTAAACTGTTTGAATTGACGAAGCCTGATTTTGTAAAGTTCGTTAAAACAGAAGAATGTGCATTGTCTAAGGCTGGATTTCTCTTTAGTCAAAAGAAGAAAGGTATTATACCAGAGTTTCTCGAATACTACTATAATCAACGCGTAAAAATTAAGGAAAAGTTATTCAAATGTAAGCAGGCTCTTAAGAAAGATCCTAATAATATTGAACTTAAGTATGAAGTGGAACGACTTAACACATCGCAAATGGTTATTAAGATTCTTGTTAATAGTTGTTATGGCTACATGGGCAACAAGAATGCTCCGATCGGTGATGATGATATTGCATCGTCGGTTACTTTAACCGGTCAAGCTGTTATTAAAGAGTCTAACAAACAGCTTAAAAAGTATATTAGTGAAAATATTGATAGAGATATTAGCGATCATGAGCTTGAGGAATGTATTATCTATAACGATACTGACTCATCATATATCTCTATATCACCATTGATTGAAAACGGTATTAAGTTTTTTGAAGATGAAGAGAAGGGCCTTATACATCAAGAAACGTATGATGAAATTCAACGTATTGAAGATAAACTTAACGAGGGCATCGGTATATGGGCCCGTAAAGCGTTACTAACTAAAGATCCGCGGTTTGTATTTAAGCGTGAATGTATCGCCGATGTAGGAGTCTTCCTTCAAAAGAAACGTTACGTGATGCATATTCTCGACGATGAAGGTATTAAGGAGAATAAGTTTAAGTATACTGGTGTCGAAGTCGTTAGAACAACTATGCCTAACGCTATTAAGCCTTATGCTAAAAAAATTATCGAGACTATGCTCTCAACACAATCATTAGCAAAGACTAATGAAATACTAAATGAAACATATAAGGTCTTTAAGACATTATCCCCTGAAGAGTTAGCATTTGTCATGGGAGTTAAGCAATATGAGAAGTATGCAGTTCAGTGTAATGAGTTTAGTACTACTAAAGGCATGCCTATACATGTCAAGTCTGCATACTTCTATAATTTAATGCTAAATAAATTAAACACAGGAAATCGTTATGAGTCAATTAGCTCCGGAGACAAAGTCAGGTATATGTATGTTGAGCAACCTAATAAGTTTGGGTTGGATAGTATTGGTTTTAAGTATGATTATCCTTCTGAGTTTAATGAAATTTTTAAGCCTGATTATGATAAGATGTTTGAAAAAATTCTTTTTCAGTCTATTCAAAGGTTTTACGATAATGTAAAGTGGACGGCCCGAAGACCTACTGATAATGTACAAACAGAATTATTCGAACTTTTTAGCTAAATCGATGGAAATACGGAGGTTGAACTTTTTTATATAATTAGTAAATAAAGTAAATTATGTCTGAAAGTTATTTAGATCGCCCACAAGACGATAATACCCCAAAAGCACATCCTGCATTTAATAGAGGTAAAATCGTTGGCATTCGAACAGTGTTGTCTATTTTTAAAAATGTAATAAATGGTACGGATAACGGTACAGGGAAGATTGCATCACCTCAAATACAAGCAATAAGAAAAGCTATTTTTACTTATAAAGATACATTAGAACACGCTTCAGATAAATCTACATACCTATCCAAACAAGCAGCAGAATCTTTACAAGAAGCAAAAAATATAGTTGATAAAATTAATTTATAACTTAATATACTATTATGTCAGATATTAAATGCATCGTAGATACGATCGGTCGTACAGTGGTCGGTAAATTAAACGGGGAAGATGATACAACACTTACTTTAAATAACCCTGTTATTATTCACGTTCAGCCTGATCAACAGACAGGCCAACTTCAAGTACAGTCTTTCCCTTACCTTTTTATGGAATTTATTAAAGGTGATAAAAAGAAAAATAACTGGACCTTTACTAAGTCTGCTATTGCTATTTCAGATGTTGAGCTTGATGATAAAATTGTCACGCAGTATGAAAATATTAACTCACCTGCACCAGCTGCTCAAGCAGAAGAGCCGGAGGTTATTAAACTTTTTGATGAATAGATGCTTTCTTAGCTCAGTTGGTAGAGCAGTTGATTTGTAATCACCGGGTCGTCGGTTCGAATCCGACAGAAAGCTCCATCAATGTAATATGGGTAGGTGGCCGAGTGGTTAAAGGCGGCAGACTGTAAATCTGCTCACGTAAGTGTACGTTGGTTCGAATCCAACCCTGCCCACCATATACTAATTTTTATTCCGGAGTAGCTCAGCGGTAGAGCGGGTGGCTGTTAACCACTAGGTCGTAGGTTCGAACCCTACCTCCGGAGCCAAAATTAAGTTGCAAAATTTAAGTCAACAATAAATAATTTTACTATGAAACTAACTAACTATAAACCAACAAATCCAATCGTCAACCTTGAAAGAGTGTTTGATGGTTTGTTTAACACTACACCTCTCTTTCATTCTTTGGACGAGATTTACAAAACTGGAGATCAAGTCAGATTCGCTGATACTGATGACGGTCTAGAAGTTCAAGTAGATCTACCAGGAGTTATGAAAGAGAATCTTGAACTGTCTACAGATAGTGATACACGAGACGTATTCATTAAAGCAACGCGAACTGTTAAGACGCATGACGGAGAAAGTGATCAAACGTATAATAGATCGTTCTCTGTAAGTCGTGAGTATGATCTTAATAAGATTAAGTTTAGCTATATTGACGGGATGCTGGAAGTAAAAACTCCACGTCGTAAGAAAGAAGAATATATTCGTAAATACAACGTTTAATTTTTAACCTTAACTAATTCAAAACCTCTGGAGATATCTCTGGAGGTTTTTTTATCTTATAATATAATAAAAGTATGGAAAAAGACGTACAAAAAGCTCTCGATGATATCGATAGCGTTAATCCGTTTGCAACCTATCTATCTGATAGTACATTAAGCCGCGTCGGTGGCTGGATC